CATCTCCGAATGCGACATGACTGCAATACACGCCCTCGATGTAGCTTTCCACGCGCTTGCTGAACGTGCTGCAACCGTCAATGAGAACGTGTTTCGCTCTTTCGTGCCACGTCATTTGTTTGTCTCCTTTGGGACTGCTATCTTTGGAACATTGATGCGTGATCGTTCCTGCAAGTCTTTGAACACCTTGCGCACGAATTCAAGATCTTCCTGCGTATCGACAGAAATCTTCGGCAGGTTCAGGACAGTTATCGGATCAATGCAGTCCATCCACGAGTGCCCAGCGGCCATAAATGCCCTGCGCCCGGTCTCTGTCCGTAAGTAACTGGTGACGTGTTCTCGGTCTTTCTCGTCTACAACCTCCTTGTCGAGCCAATGCCATGCTCGATAGCTCAATACGTCAATATCGAATCCGTCTGTCGTGGGCAAGTTGGTACACCAGTCGAGGTGGTGCCGTTGCGTCTGGGCCATGCAGAAAAACAATTGTGCCTGAGATAATAGTGGACAATCGCTGGTGATGCGCACCGCATAGTCGCAATTCAGATGATTCACGGCCTTGACGTATCGCGCAAGAACGTCGTTAAGCGATCCGTCGAGATATGAGTATTTCTTCGTCTGACAGTACGTGCGAAGTCGGTCATCATTTGACGGGCCTAATATTGTCGTTCTGCATAGCTGCGCACAGGTGGTATAGCATTGATCGAGAACCGTCACGCCTGGCGTAATTTCCTCGTAGATTTTACCTGGCAGTCTCGTCGATGTGCTCCGTGCCTGAATCAGTATGTCCACGCTTTCCTCCGGTGATGAATTGTATCATGCGATGGGTGGGCACCGTTGATCGAATTGTCCAGAGTCTTGATTCTTGCTTTTTGAGGAAACTCTGTAACATTCTTCGGTAGGACTCTTGTATGTCCCCCAGGGATACAGGCCGTTCGTCGATACTGGCGGTAAACTCTCGGGCATTTGTTCGGATTGTAGGGATTCCGCGGGCGATATGGTAGAGTTGGATACAGTCCCAGAGTTTCCCGTGGGGTCCGGTGTTGAAGTAGTCATACGTCACCTCGTGCTGTTTGGGTTCAAGATAGCGATCATAGAAAACATGCGCCCAGTTGTTGACCATGTAGCCGGTGAGTGCTTCGAGCTTGCCAACGGACTGCATACAGACTGGTTTCTCACAGAGATAGGGAATGCCGCGGCGTTGCATGTCAAGGCACAATTGGTAGTGGGTATCGGTCGGCGTGGCTATAATTGCGACATCGGGATGAATGTGTCCTATCGGTTCGCCAATGTCGATGCCGGTTACGTCCGCGTCCAGACTACGGGCAATGTCTGTGTACCTGCGTCCCATGTTACCGGCGGCACCGATTATCAACAGGCGCATCAACGCCCTCCCGTCTTTTCGTTGATATTTTGTAGCTGCGCTATGTTGATTGCGAACCGCCCATCGGGGCATTCGGGCCGCGCTCGCGGCAGCCGGCCGTGGAACTCAACATATTCGTAGCCATGTTCAATGGCGCGGGTGATTTCCCCAACATCATAGCTGTGGCAGGAGAAACCCGCCCATGTCCACGTCGGATCGTGGATCACCGCGTGCGTCACCGGGTACACGGGTTTGTCGTCAACCGTGACGATCCAGAGGCGATGGACGTTTTTGATTTGCTCTGGCCACTCAAGGAGCCCGTGGGTGACGTAAACTTGTAGTCCGGCTTTGAGGGCATCGCGCTGAAGATCGACAAGGTGCCGCGCCGAATAGGCGAATTTGACGTGCTTGCAGCCCGCGTCTACGACGGCTGATAGCCCATCCTCGTCCCAGACCGATGCGAATACCTCTGTCCCCCGTCTACGCCCTATCTGGACCAGCATGGGTAGCCAGGACGGGTCTATGGGTGTATTGCCGTGCAATTTGGGACACAATTGGAATTTGAGCCATATTCCGGCATCCCCACACCGCTGGACCATTTCCTCGCAGGCTTCTAGCTTTCCTTCGTGGCAGCTTCCGAAGTCACAAATTAGCTGCGTTGCCATTCCTATCTCCTTGAGGTTGTTGAAGTTGCTGAGAACGGAGTAAGTCTTGATGGAGTTTGCGGATCTTTGATTCCCGGTATCGGCGCGCACGCCCCGGGGTCACGCTATCCGGGGTTATCCACCCCTTATGAACCCAGTTCTGCACTGCGCCAATTTCAACACCAAAAAGGTTCGCTACCTCTGAGGGGGTGAGCAATCTGTCTGGTTCTGGCATAGAGTCCTTGCCGAATGTAGTTATAAAAACATATCTTTCTAATAAAATAACATTTCTCGATAAAAATGTCAAATCTACCTTTTTTCTTTACAAGATAGTAGCTTTTTCTTGACTATTCGCAGCGTGATTGCTATATTGAAAACATGGAGATTGTCGTAGCCTTGGATTGCATCGCTTTTTTTACCGGCTGCACTACTCTGATTTGCGCCGCTCTTTTGTACTTTACGATAAAAAAGCTATCGACAAAACTGCCTCCTCCGACTATCACAATGCAATCTCCTGGTGTTGTCTACATGGATGCCAAGCACGAGGCGGCGGTTTCGGAGAACGTGAACATCGAGGAATGAAGCCGATAAACATGCAACTCCGAAAGGAGCCATGCGATGACGCAGGATCAGCACAAAAAAAGAGGACCACACCAAAAGTACAATACGCGAGAAGAGTTTTCGGCTGTCGTTGACAAGTACCTAGATGAGAATGAGGGTTCTTTGACAATCACCGGCTTGTCGTTAGCACTTGGCTTTAGAAGTGGCGATGCTATGTGTCGCTACGCTAAAATAGACAACGGGAAATTCGCAGACATCGTTGAATTGGCCCGCAGTAGGGTTGAGCATGAAATTGAAACTAAGCTGGTAACTGCTGCACATCGGAATCCATCAGGACTGATTTTCTGGCTGAAAAATCACGGCTGGACGGATCAGGTCAAGCTCGAACATTCGGGAACTCTTGATAACATAGTTCGATTTCCCATAAAACAGGAAGTGGGTACTCCAGTTGTGGGTCCCGACATCAAGACAAACGGTAGCCCTGAGTCGCAAGGAACGTGAAATACTCTACGGCGGCGCACGGGGTGGAGGAAAAACGGATGCCGGACTTGTCTGGCTCTGTCTTGATCCTGATTACATAGGGAATCCGCGTTATCGCGGCCTTGTCATCCGCAAATCATTCTCCGATCTGTCCGATTGGATTTCCCGCGCACGAAAATTCCTGCATACTCGCGCGGAAATCTTCACCCATCCGGCCGAGATACGTTTTCAGAGCGGCGCGATTGTCTACATGGGTCATTGGGGCGATCCCGGCGCGGTCAGCATGTACCTCGGGCGTGAGTTTCACAAGATACTGCTCGAAGAACTCACTGACATCTTCTCGACGGAAACCGATTATCTCAAGTTGCTTGGTTCGCTGCGTTCGTCAACCTCAGAATTGGTACCGCAGCTATTCGCAACGACAAATCCGGGCGGGCGCGGCCATTCCTGGGTCAAACGCCGATGGGTTGACGTAGCGACAAATAAGACGTACTACGATCCCGACACCGGACACACACGAATTTACATACCGAGCAAGGTATCCGATAATCCGCACATCTATGAGAATGATCCGTCGTATGTCACATACCTTGATTCGTTGCCGGATAGGTTGAAACGCGCATGGCGTGATGGATCATGGGAACTGAGTGAAGGTGCATTCTTTACTGACTTCGGTAGTCACATGGAGGAGAGGCCGATTGATATACCTGAAAATGAATGTATCTCGGGAAATCGACTCTTTGGATCGCTCGACGTTGGAAGATGTACTTCGTATGGTCAATGGTATGTCGGACCGGACGGAATCATACATCGTCTTTTCACCTACTATGCCGAGCTTAACAGTACGAGAGATCACGCAATCGCAATCAAGGAACAGATCGCAACCCATGGTCAATCTCACGGGCATTTCCCCAGAGTTGTATTTGCAGATCCATCTGCGTGGACTGCCATTAAACTAAACGAGACTATGTGGAGAAGTGCGATTGACGAGTACGTTGAAGCATGGCCCAAGTCGGTGACTTTTGAGAGAGCGAATAATAACCGGGTAAACGGCTGTTTGGTGATGCAGGATTTGTTCAAGTTGAGGGACGGCAGGCCGCAAGTCTATTACGTTAATAAGTTCAATACCAGCTATGCCGAAGCGATACCGGCAGCAGGGATAGATGAAAACAATAGGGACCAATACGAGAAGACTGACGCATGGACGGATCACGTATGCGACGATGTGAGGTATGGGCTGGTTGGGATCTATACGTGGTTGACGGGACAGAAAAAGGCAAAACAGTTGCAGGCTGAAACCGCAAAATACAACGAAGCATTTGTCAAAAAGGATTGGTACGAGGATCTATGATTTATCTATATCGTTGTGTAATGTGCGGAGACGAGCATGATATTATAAAGAGCCACAAGGACGCGGCGCGGGAAGAGATTTGCCCCAGGTGTGACATCGTGATGCAACGCATTTACACCATTCCGGGACTCAATTTTGCCACACTGACGCAATCGGAGAAGCAGGATTTGGCAAGACAAAAGGGAGAAACGGGAAGCGACTTGATTTGTATCGGCAATGAGCGCGCAGCACTCAGAAAGATTGCTCCGAAAATGGACGAGTACACGCTGCCAAGAGAAGTAGAGGCGCAACTCCATGCCGTATGAAACTAACCAGAATCCGTTTGATGGTGTGCGCGACATGAATGCACCCTCGGATCAACCGAAAATACAAACTCCGGGCGAGACCGGCGCGAACTCCCAAGATTATAAGTTGGCGATGAAGTTATACGCGCAGGCAAAGCAAGTTCGGAAGCAATACGATCAGGATTGGAGCAAATGGGAGCGATGGTATAAGGGACAGCAATACGACTGGAAGCGCCCAAGCTATCGCGCTGCTGCCGCGCTGAATATTCTCCGTCCCACCGTGCAAACGATTTTGCCGATTCTCACCGATACATCTCCTTCGTTTGACATAATGCCCCAGGAGCCAACGGATTTCCAATTTGCGGAAATCATCAACGAACTCGTTGACTCATGGTGGCAAAAGCGAAATATGCAGGTGGTCATCACCTATAGCATACATGATTCTCTGATTTTCCCGTGCGGTGTAATGAAATGCGTATGGAATGACGATCTTGACGGCGTGGGTGACATCGAATGTACTCGCATTGACCCACGGAATATCTACGTAGACGCTGATGCAACTGACTTCACGGATGCACGGTACGTCATCGAAGAGAAATGGGTGGCGATTTCAGAACTCCGTATGAAGTTCCCGGAGAAGCGTGATTTGATTCAGGGCGGAAAGACAAGCACCGATCCGATGAAGGCGCTTGAGGGCAACTTTTATTCCGGCCAAGTCAATCTGCAATCACCTATCGATCAGGATTTGCCGATTGAGACAACGGGCAACGTCCAGTACAATGTATCTCCGACTTCCGGTGATATGAAACTGCTGAAAGTCCTGGAATGCTGGATACAAAGCGACGAGCTTGTAGAACTGCAACAGGAGGACAAAGATGGCGGACCGCCAAAGACAATGCTTCGCAAGAAATATCCTCGTGGTCAGGTTATAACGGTACTCCCTGACTCTCAGGTACTCCTTCAAGTCGCTGATAACCCCTACGGCGATGGGCGATTCCCGTATGTGCGTTTTGTTGACGCAGTAGTTCCCGGGAAATTCTGGGGAGAGGGCGAAGTCTCTCCGCTCATTGAAACACAGAAGCTAATCAATAAAGTCGGTTCGGTCATCACTGATTGGTGCAGCCGAATGACAAATAACGTTTGGATACTTGACGACGACTCAGGTGTCAACCCAAACCAGATAACGAATCAGGTAGGATTGATACTAATGAAGCGCCGGGGCACGCAGGTATCCCGTGAAGCTGCTCCACCACTTCCGCCCGAAGTGTTCAATTTCTACCAATTGTTAATGGCCCTTGCTGACCAGCAGAGCGGCGTACATGATGTGACGCAGGGGCGCAAGCCTACGGGAGTGACGGCGGCATCGGCAATTCAGGAAATGCAGGACGCCGCACAGACGCGCATACGTCTCAAGGAACGCAATTTGCAGGCGTCTTTGGTTCAATTGGGATACATGATATGCAGCCGCATGTTGCAGTTCTACACAAATCCGCGCGTCGTTCGCATTACGGGGCAATCAGAGTGGCCGGAGTTCTTCGAGGTCTATTTCTCGAAGACAGAATATGATTCCTATATTGCCAATCACAAACATTATGAATTTGCTCCTGCAACGCGCCAATATACCGCTGTCAACGACTGGACGCAACTTGGTCCGAGTAAGGGCGAATTTGACATTCAGGTACAGGCCGGAACATCAATGCCGTTTATGAAACAGCGTAGGAGCCAGCTTGCTTTCAATCTTTATAATGCGAATCCAGCAGCCATTGACCAAGAGGCACTGCTGAAAAGCGTCGATTTCCCGGATTATCAAGAAGTCATGCGGCGTATGCAGATGCAAACACAAGGACAAGGACAGCCACAACCCGGTATGCCGTCCGCAGGAGCCCCCTCAGCACTACCGACAATAGCCCCAGGGATGGAAACACCCGGTCGGATGCCAACGCCCGCCGAACAGGGTATAATGGCCGTTCACTAAAAGGAGAACCCATGCCGAACTATGACGCCTATCCCCCGGTCCAGGATGTGCTCAACGAGTCGCAGGGAAATCCCGCGGCCGCACAGCAATCCCTACAGCAGGCTGGTTTGAATCCGGCTGAGATGCACCCGATGATGACCAGCTTGCGCACTATTGCCACAGTCGCGGCACAGGCAATCCAACAGGGTGATCCTCGTGGGCCGGGTATCCGCGACGGCGTGGTTACAATCATCAACGCGATCACATCTCCGGCTGGCAAGGCTGCACCAGTACCACAGCCAGGAGCGATGCCAGCGGTTACGGCCCCGGCGATGCCTGCACCGGCGCCGGTTGCGGCACGAGCGCCTAATCCGGGTCCTGCTGCGGCTCAAGCGGCTCCGCGCGTACCGGCACCGATGGTTCCCGTGTCACCCCCAGCACCGCAGAACGCGGCCACGGTTGCGTCATCTACAAATGTACCGCTGGCATCACGTAGGCCCGTTGGTCAGTCCGGTTTGCAGCGACCGTATGGACAATCGAAGAACTCACGTCCAGTATCCAAACAACCCGTCCTAATCTAAGGAGGACACAATGGCAGATTTTGGCAAGGGAATCTACGAGGAGGACATGAGCGGGCAACCAGCCCCTCACGACACAATGAATGATGCCTTTGGTTCGGCATCGACGACCAAGGGTGGACTTGACAGTCCCGAGACGGATTTTCCGGGTCGGGCAATGGCAGAGGGTGCTCTTGCAGATCCGGCAAACGCGCTGCCATCAGCAGGCGGTTATAAGACTCCGCCCGAAGATGAGAAGGTATTTGATTCTCTCTCAGATCGTTCGTGGAAGATCGCGTAGTATCACCCTGGGGTAAAGCGTCGAGCAATGCACCCCGCAACTCGAATGGAGATTTCCAATGGAATATCCGACGACAGAAGAGGTACTGACAGATCAGCAGTCCGATACATCCTCTCAGGAAAGTCAACCGTCAAATGACGGAACTCTTGTCGAGGGGCAGGCATCGGTTGAGGATAGCAGACAGATCCAACAGCGCGCTGCGACACCGGGAACACCGGCATCGCAGGGAGCAAGACAACAGGCGGGAAAACAGAGTAGTGCTGATGATTTTGTGCCGGATAAGTGGCAACTCAAGTACCGGGACAAGGTAGTTGTCCCGAAAGATCGAGACCACCTGATAAATCTGGCACAGCAGGGGTTTTCATACAGTCAACGAATGGCGGAATTGAAACAGCGCGAAACCGAAATTGAGAACAACCGTCAACGCTATGAACAGTACGAAAAGCTCGATAAGGCTTTCGAGGCCAATCCTCAGTTCCGCAAGCAGATTTTTGACTGGTACAATCAGTCTTTTTCGCCGGAACAAAAACAGCAGGCCGAGCAACAAGTCCAGCAGCAAGCGGGTCCTGCTGCTGCTCAGATTCCTCAAGAGTTGCTGCAAGAGATCGCATCCTTCAGGCAATTCAAAGAGCAATTCGAGCAACAACAGGAACAGCAGGCAAGCGCAGCCGCGGAAAAAGAGGTGCAGACCGAAATCGAGGAGCTAAAGAAAAAGTATCCGCGCGACGATTGGGATACCCTATCGTCCAACGGGATGACTTTAGCCCAGGAGATTATCAAGCATGCTCTTGATAATGGCAGTATCAAACTGGAGACGGCGTATCGTGATTTGATGTGGGATCAACACGTCAAATCCATCGAGGCTGAAACCTTGAAGAAAGCTGCCGAGCAGAGTAAGGTTGCGAAGCGGGCTGGTATCGTGGCCGGCGGAAAGGCAAAGGGAGTGCAGGCGCCAGCGCCGGTAGATTACGGCAAGCTGGACTACCGGGACATCGAAAAGCTGGTGAAGGAAGAGTACAACATCCAATAAGGAGAGATTTCTATGGCATTGACGTATGCGGAAATCAGCGCAATCACCGAAAAGCACTTTCGCCCGAAATTGGTGGACAATATTTTTCGGAGCAACGTGCTCTTTGCGCGGATGCGTGACAAGCAGGAGAAGCTGGACGGCGGCGAGCGGCTGATGCTGCCGGTTGCCTATGCGACAACCACTGCGGCAGGTTCCTATGTGGGCGCCGCAACGCTTTCGACGACGCCGAATGACCAGATCACCTCGGCGGAGTTCTTCTGGAAGCAATACTACGCGAATATCACTATCACCGGCCTTGACGAGTTGGAAAACTCCGGGGACGCGGCGAAGGTGAGCTTCGTGAAGTCAAAGGTCCAGCTTGCGGAAAAGTCGATGGCCTATGCGCTTGGCAATGACATCTACAATCTCGGGACGACAACGGGCGCGCTCATCGGCCTGCGTCTCGCGGTGTCATCCTCGCGGACATACGGCGGCATCGACAGTTCCTCGTATAGCTGGTGGGACGCGCAGGTTGACAGCACAACCACCGTTCTGACCATTGCGGCCATGGAAAGCCTGTTCGGGCTTTGCACAATCGGAAATGTGACCCCCACTATCATCATCACGACCCAGACGATATGGGACTACTATTTCGATCTCTTGCAGCCCCAGCAGCGTTTCATGGACAGCAAGACGGCGGACGCAGGCTGGCCGAACGTAACGTTCCGTGGCAAGCCGGTTGTGGTTGACAACAGGTGTACGGCGTCTTACCTGTTCATGCTCAATGAGGACTACTTGAAGCTGTACACGCATGCTAAGAGGGACTTCAAACTGGAACCTTTCATCAAGCCGGTGAACCAGGATCTTGCATGCGCGAAGATCTATTGGGCGGGGATTCTCGCGTGTGACAACCCGCGCTTGCAGGGTGTTATGAGTGCCATTGCGTAAATGCACTGGCACGGTTTCTTGGGGGCCGGGGTGTTCCCGGCTCCCTGTTTTCACCTTATGCCGGAGCCTCCACATGCCGGTAAAGGAGCAATCAAATGAGTGTCTATGATTACAAGACAGTTTCGGAGGAGTCGGTCAGTGCGGTTACTGCGACTCCGTCCGTCGATGTTGGCACGATCCGCTTTCATGGCGGTATCGAGTATCGGTATATGTACAACGGCGGCGCGGTTGGTTATCAGGGAGCTCCCTGCTTTATCACTGCGTCAACCGCTGGCAATACCTTCGTGACCACCTATGCGACGATCAGCTTGATGACTACCGCAGCGGGCACGGGCTTCGGTTTTGTCGGCACGCTGCATAATGCGACGTGCGCGGCTGCAAGCTATGCCTGGGTTGCCACGCGCGGTATCGTCAATGCGCGTCCGCAGTCCTCGGCGATCGCTGCCGGCGATGTGGTCATGGCGATGGACGGCGGAAACGCTGTTGCATCACGCACGGGTATCACCAATACGGCAACGGTCACGCCGCAATTGTGTTCATTCCTGGTCAACGTGATCGTGGGTCAGGCGATGGAGCTTGCGACCGCTGCGGCAACCGGTGTCATCAAAGTGTGGCTGCGATAAACGCTCAACTCCCAAGGAGGCCATAAATGGCTGTCTATGAGATGAAACTCGTCAACGAGGAGAGCGTATCCGCTGTCACTGCGACCCCGTCCGTTGACGTGGGTACGACTCGTATTCATGGTGGGATTTTCTATCGGTATATGTACAATGGTGGGTCCGTGGCTTACAAGGGTTGCCCGGTTGTGATGACGGCATCGACCGCCGGCAATACGTTTGTTGTCACGGTTGCCACGATTGACATTTGCACAACTGCGGCAGGCACGCGGGAGGGCGGATTTGTGGGAACTATTCACAATGCGACTTGCGCCGCAGGTTCGTATTGCTGGGTTGCCACAAAGGGCATGCTCAATTGCCGTCCGCAATCGTCCGCGATTGCCGTCGCAAAGAAGGTAAAAATCGGTGACGGTGGTGGATTCGTAGATGCAATGGAGGGGTTCACGGATACATCCTCTACGAACACGCAGCAACTCGGTAGCTTTCTTGTCAACCATATAGTGGGAACGGCACAGGAAGCGGCAACCGCTGCGGCAACTGGTACGATCAAGGTCTGGGTTCGATAAACACGGGTACTGGCCCCGGCGGTTCTGCTTTCCCCCAGGATAGCAGGCCGCTTGGGGCACAGACCTTCACCTTAACACCTGGGGGAAAGTATGTCGATGATGGAAAGCGCATCGGTTGATGTCGGTGGAATTGTGGCTCCGATCACCACAGAGGCACCGGAGGCAACGGTGACTGTTACCCGTAGCGTAATAGACGCATACGAGAAACAAATTGCCGAACTCAAAGCCGAAGTGGAAAAGCGTATCCCGATGATTTTGAGTTTTCAGGGTACGATAGATCAGCCGCCAATCCAACCGACACAGATGATGCAGCAGGCGTCAAGTAATGACGGGGCCACGGTTAGGTTTTGGACTGAAAAGTGGCTGAGTCATATCAAGGCAAATGCTGAGAAGCATGATATTAAGGCTGATTCCGCCGCCACGATGTATGGGAAGTTCGCGTATCATCCCGT